GAAGAAATCCTCCCCGTTCCACTCCTTACACGTCGGGCGAAACAGCCATCATCGAACCCACGGGAACCGCAAGGACTCGGGCGTTCGTATCTCCAACGCCTCCAGGACCGTAGCTATCACCCACTTCTCCAAGACCGATCTTCACGATGAAGAAGCGGTCCGTGGTGGATGTGGTATTGAGCACATGGTGCGAAGACGTTGTTTGCCATTGCGGAAAGGCCCACAAGTCCGTGACGGCCAGCACATGGGCCGAATCGGAGGCTTCGAGCAGGTTCATCTCCAGGAGCAGGCCGGGGACAAGCGGAACGAACTCGGCGTACTTCGTCCCGACAGTCGCGTTCTGCCCCGCCCGGGTAGCGATCCCCAGCGCGTCGCCATCGTTGTCCGACGCGATGATCGCCACGTACCCCGACGAGCCGATAACGAAGTTCCCCTTCAGGAAGGTCTGCGAAGCAGCCTCCAACGCGCTCACGCGCTCGGGGACAACATTCGGATACCCGTAGTACCCGACGGCTTCCGCCGCCTTGGTTGCAATCGTTGCCATGACTTCTCTCCTCCTGTCTATTTGCCAGCATGAGTACGGGACGAGCCGCGTCACGCGGCTGGCCCCAAATGCAAGAGGGGGTCGCCCGAAGACGCCCCCTCCAGTTCATGGTCGGGTGTTGCTATTCAGTTAGGGACAGGTTTTCACGCGCCCTTTATCCCGCGCCCTTTATCCCGACAGCGCCGCGGAAATCTACCCCGCCGGGAATCGTGAGTCCGTGATAAGTCACTTTGAACTTTAGAGAGTCAGAATCCTCGTCCACCCACGCCTTGCGGCGGACATCCTGCCACTCAACCAGGACCAGGCCGCTGTCCGCTGGCGCGGCGAGCAGAAACGCATCGTCCGCGTCCGTGAGCCACGGGTTGACAATCACCTGCAGCTCGCCCTGGAAAACGTTGATCTGGTTGTCAGCTGTATAGGGCTCTCTCGGACTGCCCACGAGTTGCAGGGCAACCCGCCGGTCGCTCGGGGTGACGACCAGGAACTTGGGCTGAACGTTGATCTTCAGGCCCCGGTCGTTCACGAAGTTCTGGAACTGTACGAACGCCGCGTCGAGTGTGGCAACCGCCAGGTCGCCGTCAATGCGGTTGTCGTAGGTGCCTCCCCCAAAGAGCGGGTTGCTGTTCGAGAACAGCGGCACGCCGCGGGTCGCGTGGTTCGTGGTGAACCCGGTGTTGAGCAGGCTGGCCGCAATCGTCTCCTTCGTGTGCTGGGCGGAAACGCCAAGCTGCGCGGCAGCCCGGCGCAGACGGCCCGAGCGGTCCACCTTGACGGCCTCCTCGGTGATCAGGAAACCGCGTGCCCGCTTCGCGTTCGTGATGTCGGCCGTGCTCTTGTACGCCTCGGCCGGAGACTGGAAGGGCGTCGCGCCGCCGATGGATACCGACTGCAGTTCGCTGAAGTACATGAGCGGCTGCACGGTCTCCGGGGTGCGCTCGCCGGCCAGAACGTTGGTGTATTTGGTGAAGATCGGCGCGTACTGGGAGTAGGTGCCGTCGAAGTCGCCCAGCAGGATGTCTCCGATTTCACTAAAAACGGAGTAGTTTGCAGGCGTTGCCATGGTGTGTGCCTCCTAGAGTGTAATGCCGCTACGCCCTTGAGGGAACAACCCTCAAGGACGCACTCACCTGTCTGGGGGTCGCGGGGCGTGTTCGGCCCCTATGTTCTCCCAGGCGGTGTCAATGGGAACCCCTGCGTCTTGCGCGGCGCGGGCAGGTGACAAGTCCTGCTCCAACTGCCGCTGCGCCCGCAGGGCCTTGCGCCGCTCCTCGACCTGGTATTCCGTTTCCGGGCAGACGACCACCGCACTGTCTCCGTACATCACGAGGTCGTCCGTTCCCCGGTAGGGAAGCAGGTCTTCGAGTTGGACGCGCTGGTGCTCTGTCAGGTCCGACCACCGCAAGGGCCGATAGCGCGGGCGTCCGACGGCCAACTCTGCCAGTCGTCCGGGCCGCAGGCGTATTGCGGCGAGGTGAACGTGCGTGTCAGAACCAAGAATCCGCCCAAGCGCCTGCCGAAACCGCAAGACGTTCGAGTCGAACTCGTGGTCAACATGGACTTCCTGGACGGACTCTACAACCTGTCTCCGTGGCATCAGCGTCTCCTCCTGCTCACTTCCCGATTGGCTGCGGCGCGGTCCAGTTGTTCCTGTGGCACGCCCCAGCGACGCGCGATCTCCAGCGTTTCCTCGGAGAAGGAGTCGGGCGGAGGTTCGGCCTGATTGCCCGGTGCTGCGCCCTCGGTCCAGCGTCCTACGGCTTTGCCGGGGTTCTTCCCCCGTTCGATCCCGCGCTTGATGATCTCCTCGACATGCTCTTCCCTGGCGCCCTTGATTGCCAACTTCATCGCGTCGGCCGTCCCCCGCAAGTATGGCGGGGCATATCCCAGGTACTTATCAATGGACTTCTCGTAGAGATCGAAGTCCTGGTCCCGCTGACGGTACAAATCTTTGTAGAGGTCAGCGTTTCCCTGTGTGACAGAGGAGATCACGGGGGTTGCCATCATGCCAAAGAGTGACCCCCAGGCACGGGCTAACTCCATTGGGTCCTCCCCGCGGGCTTGCGCGTACTGAACGAACTCTGCGGGGAGTTGCCGCAACGGGTCTACGGCAGGTACGCTGGGTTCCTGGCGCGGTGGCGGCGCGACGGGAATGCCGTCTTCGCCGATTGTCCAACCGGCCAGTTCCATGTGCGCGCGATAGGTTGCTGCTTCTTGCCGCGCGCGTTCCGTGTTCTTCCGCTCGTCTTGGATCGCCGCTACTGGCACGAATCCAGACGGCGTTCGTGCGTCGCCCGCAACTGGCTGGGCGGCGTCCCCTTTCGGTTCTCCCGGTGCGGCGGCCACCGGCGGTTCGTTCGGCCCGACCGTGCTCATGGTATTCCTCCTTCGCCCGATTGACCGCGGCGGCCGGTATGTGTGCCTTCGCCCGTTATGGCGGCGGCCCGAAACAGTAAAGCAAGAAAAGAAGCCGCCCGAAGGCGGCCTTCACGCACTTGCCGTCCCAACTTCTATCTGTCCTCCTCTATCTTGGCGAGAATGTCCTTCGCTCTTATGAACACCAAGTCGCTTTCCTGCGTCGGCAGACATGGGCTTGCCGCCCACATCGAGAAAACAATCGTGTCGCCGGGGCCGACCGAAGTGACCCCCTCGGCCACCGACACGACGATACCCGTCTGGGAGATCGTCCTTGCCTGCTCGGGCAGAACGATGCCTCCGGCCGTCTTCTCGGGGCGCAACGCCTTTCGTACCAGGACCCGATACTCCAGCGGGCGAACCTGGTTCTCAAGGAACATTACCGATCCTCCTCCACGGGAAGGTTGAGGGCGTCGTCTATCGTCTGAATCTGGAACGCAACCGCCCGCACCAGCGGGTCGGACGACACCTTAGCCAGGTCGAACAACCGCCGTTCGAGGTCGCTTCGCTTGGCGTACTGCTGTTTGGCGAACGCCACCCATCCCGGGTGCGCCCGCAGTTCGTCCCAAAGACTCATTCCATCACCTCAGGAGCAGCACCACCGGGGAACATTCCTTGCGGCATCCCTTGCGGCATTCCCTGCTGTGCCCCCATCTGCATCCCTTGCTGCATCCCCTGCTGCATCCCCATCTGCATTTGCTGGAGGGCGTGCTGCTTCAGGGCCTCGATCTCCTCCGGTGCCCCGATGATCTTGTCAATCTCCTCGGGGTTGAACCCGATACCCTTGAGCACCCGCTCCCGCAAGTAGCGTGCCCGGGTCAGGTCGGCGTTCACAAAGCCGTCTTCCTTGAACAACTGGAAGGCGGCCATGGCCTTCTTGGCCTCCAGGTCCTTGTTGGAGATGATCGTGTTCCCGTAGGGCTTCAGGTCCCAGCGGTTCCGCAAGTCCCGCATGGTCAACCCCTCGAACGGGTCCTTGCCGCCGCTCACCCGCACCAGCCGCTCGGCGAACTCTGGCTGCTCCTGCGCAAGTTGGTACGCCTGCTCCAGAACCTGATATCCCAACTCGCGGTTCGTCTCCTGAACCTGCTCGATCATCTCCTGGAAGTTGATGTTCCCCTCGTGCTGAATGGTCGAAATCTCGAACGCCGTGGTCCGCCCGCCCGCCGGTTGCGCGAGGAACGGCTCGGTCACGCCCGAGGTCTGCCGCGAGAACTCCAACTGCTGCTGAACGTCCACCTGCTCGACATGCGGCAGGGCCTTCAATATGCTCCCCAGGGTCCCGAAGGTTTCAGGGGAGTCAACATACAGGGGCTTCGCCAGTTCCCCCCCATGCTTCTCCCACTCCGCCTTCAGGTGGCGGGGAAGGATCGGCGTCAGGGCCGCGAGAATGGCGATGGTGTTGGCGTCGAGGTTCTGGTTGACCCGCGTGTCTATCTCGTCCTGCTGGCCCTGCAGAACCGCAGCAAGGCTCATCCCGTAGAACCGATTGGCGCGAGGAATGGGCCGGATGGCGAAGTACCCCCGCTTCCCGTTCCACCAGGGTGCCCGCTGCGCCCGCCAGAGGAACTCGGGGCAGGAAGGCACAAGGGCAAACAGCCCTTCCTCCTCCAGCCCGTCCTTGTCCACATCCGTCCGGTACTGCACTTCCAGTACCGCGTACTCCTCCGGGCCGAACCCCCGTTCGTCCGTGCGGTCGAGGTCGGCCTTGACCTGCTCTATTCGGCTGCCGTCGGGTGCGCGCCGGGTGATGCCGTGCGGCTTCAGTTCGTCTAACTGCTTCCGCGTGATCTCGTAGATGCCGTCACGCTGTCGCCGGACGATGTCGTCCCACCGCAACCATACGCGGTGGGCAACCCACGGCTGACGGTCGAGGTCGGCGATCGCCGGGTTCGCAACCCAGAAGTCCTTGAGGTCCACGGCGTCCAGCCGCAAACCTACCCGGTCAACGATCTGCCGCTCGACCAGAATGTCGTCTTCCCGGTCACGAACCGTCCGGGTCGCGGCGATGTCCTGCCCGATCTTGAGAATCCCGGTCCCCTCAACGAAGGCGTTGAGCAGGCCGTGCCCCTCGACCCCCCGCAACTTCAGGTCCACCAAGCACAGGTGCTGGAGGACTTCCTGCGCCAGCGAGGAATCGCCCCCCAGCGACAGGTTCTCGTCCCCTACCTGAATGAACGGGTCCTGGCCGAAGACCGTCCGCATTGTTCTGACCCAGACCGACCGAATGGTCCAATAGGTCAGCATGACCCGGACGTTAGCCCCCTTGGGAAAGGCCGGTTTGCGCCTGGGAGGAGACCCCTCGAACCGCTCCCAGTACCCCGCCACCCGGTCGTCGAATGCCCGCCGGGCGTCCTGGGCACGCCGGACCTCGGTGGCGATCTGCTGCGCGAGCGCGGTCGCCTGGGACTTCGAGAACTTGAGGGTCAGGGAATCGTCAAGAAACACCTAGCGCCCCTTCCTGGCAGGCAACCCCTTGCGGGGCGTCGCGGCGTACTCCCGAAGTTGCGGGACAGACATGCCGGTCTTCGTGGACTTTCCCGCCCGCGCCCTGGCAAGTTCTGCGCCCATGAATCGCTGCTGTGCCTTACTCTGGGCTGGCATGATCATTCCCCCATCAGTACCCCATTTCAGTACCGTTTCCGTACCATTTCAGTACCTTTCAGTACCCTGTCTGGGTCGCGGGCACCAGGTCCTTCGGCTCCCCCGGCTCCCGGTCGTCCAGCGCCCACGCCTTCACCGAACCCTCCACCGGGGCCTCTGAGCCCCAGAACGCCAGGAAGGTATACTCAAGGCAATTGGCTATGTGATCAAAATACCCGTCCTTTACCGGCATCCCGTCTACCCTCGCCGGGTCCCGCTTGTACCCGTACTGCAGCCCCTCGATCACGATCTCGCACCGAGGGTTGATTCGGACCGCCTCGCCCGCCGGGGTCCGCCGTGTCAGCAGGTCCCTTGCCTGCTGGATCGCCCACAACCGCTGAACCGGAGTGTTGGCCCCTTTCTTCACCATCACTCCCAGCCCCATCCCCCGCAAGAACTGGACGCTGCTCGGCCCCACGTCCTTCCTCGCGGCCCCGGCAGGATCAGCGGTTCGGAATATCTGCTTCGCCCCTGGGAACCACTGCCCAACCAGCCGCTTTGCCTCCATCACCGCCGCGGCCAGCGGAACGTTGTTCCCCAACCACTCCCCCAAACACACCCACCGAGGCCCCGGCAAGAATTGGCTCCACAACAAAA